CATAAGGTATATTACCTACCCATTTAGCATCTTTAGTTTGCCCTAAACCTATATGAACTTCTTTGTTATTTGTTTGCATTGCTGGAATTGTACCAGAACCTAAATTACTTTCTTCTAAATTAGTAATTGCAGGGCTTCCAGCATATACGTCTGCTATTTGTTTTAAATAACCATCGCTATTATCAATATAAGCTAGTTGATGTGTACCATTATTATTAATCATAGCCATACGTTTTGCATCTACAGCTGATTTAATAGCAGTAGCATCAGATTGTATACCCATTAACGAACCACTTTGTCCATAAGGGTCTATGTTTTCACTATAAACTGCAGCATCATCTGGAATATCTCTATCATCTGCATTGTAAATATTCCCAGACTCAAATGCTTTTATTTCAAATAATTCTTTAGGCACTTATTACTTTCCCATTATATGTTGTGTAGCCATTATTTATTGTTAAAACTACTAAATTAAAATTTCCATTAGACAATATATCACATATACCTACATTATGACTCCAATTAGTTGGTCTACCTTTTAAATAACTTTTAGTCATATCAGTTAAACATCCCATTGAATGTGCCATGTGGCTACCGCTAATGTGTTGGATTGTAGCTTTTTGACAATCGTGGGTATGTCCATAGATGATGTTACATCCCATTTGTAAGGCATGAGTCCTTGCGTGTGACACTCCCATAAAATGTCCCCCATGATAAGCGTACAATTTGCTTCCAAGTACTTTAAATACTTCTCCATACTTGTGCCATTCATATCCTCTTTCATCAAATTTAAATGCTGTCCTGCTTAAGTATTGTGTTAAGTAGGGGTTTTCTTCGACAAAGTTGTCGAACCAGATTTCGTGGTTTCCTTGTGCAAAGATTTTTTTCTTGCATTGTACCAATTGTAAAACTTCATCAATCTCGTCCAATCCTTTATTTCCATCTGCTATTTCCTTATCTATTGCTGGTAATTGATATTCAACTGGTGGTCTTTTCTTTTTAGACCATTGCCAATGACTAACCGATTCACCATCAATTGTATCTCCTAGTAGTAAAAATGCTGAAGGCTTTACTTCTTTTAGTACATTTAATGCACATGCAAATGCTTTCTTATCGTGGTTTGGAAAGTGTGTATCTGGAAAGATAACCACTCTGTCTTTTATTTTCACAGTAAACTCCCATGTTATTCTTTTAACTCGAAGTGAACTAAGTCGTCAAAATTATTGTCCTTAGTAGTTCTTCTACCTTGACTCAAACTTGAATCACTCCAATCGCCTCCCCAACGAATGTTAATCCCCATCTTAGCTGCTATCCCCAAAACAAAACCACCAAGGTAATGAAAATCATCCCTAGCATTCCAATCAATTGGATAAGGAGCAATGTCCACAGCTTTCCCAGCGACATGCTTACCAAATTTAGTTTTGCTTTTACCTTGTGCAACCAATTCATTTTGTCTCTCCTGACTTCTTAAACCCTCTATTACAGTAATATCAAAGTATTTACATACTTCGTTTAATACATTAACTAACTTAGAGTCTACCCCTTTAAGTCTTTCACGAGATCTTTTACCAAACTTTGGCATTACTTCTTTACTATTCCTTCAATTACATCTGTAACTAAATCAACACACTTTTCAAAAAATATCTGTTCTTTTTCTTCAGATACAAAAGGTATGTCTATTTTTTTATTAATTTTAGATGCTAAAACTTCTTTAAACTCATCAGACTGTATATGGTCTACCATACCATCTGCGTATTCATTTACGATATGGTCTTTAGCTTTATCTATAATTCCTGCTAATATTGCTTTACTCATTTTTGTTTCCTTATTATGTTTATTTTATAACTTAAATATATTATAGTCATAATTGCAACTATGCATTGTAAAAACAAACTTGCATGCGCTAAAGATAAACTATAATTAAAAATACTTGCTGATGCTACTTTTAAACTATCCATTACTTTTTAACTATTTTTTTTATTTTACCATTATGTGTTCTAGCAAACTTATGTTTTTTAGTTTCTTTTATTAACGTACCAGAATAACGTTTACCACCCCACATCCAACTTACTTTCTTAGCCATTACCATTTTACCTTATGAGACCAATACCTAGCACTTAATTTACTTGGTTTAGCATCTTGTGCATTATGTCTAGCATAATACGATTTTTTTCTTGCTTTTTCTTTAGCTGACTTAGGATTTTTTCCAGCTCCTTTTACACCTTGCTGCCCAAATCGTATTAACTTAGTAGTATCACCTACTTTAGCTACAACTACATGAGACTTCTTAGGATGACTTGGGGTACGCTTAGGTTTATTATACCCAGATACGCCAGCTCTTTTTAATTTAGAATCTTTTTTAGTTGCCATAATTACTCCTAGTGTTTTCCGTTTACCCTAGATAAACTTCCTTTTATTTCCGATACTTGATTGTCCAAATCATTAATTTCCTTCGTAAGTGAATCAAACTTCCTGTCAAGTTTGTCGTCACTTTTATTCCAGCGGTTAATAAGCTTAATAACCATACTCTCCATGTTCTCAAGTGTTTCACTTTGTCCTTTATTTTCAATTTTTAAATCCTGTAATGACTCTGCTTGTTCATTTCCACGTTTGTTCATTGAATAAACCATAAATACAAACATTGCCCCTACAACGCCTATCATACCAGCTTCTGAATATACTGCTAAAAAATCCATTATTCTTCCTCATATGAATTGCATTTAGTACAGACCCAGTTATCTGTGTTATTAATTGGCTTATCACACTTACTACAATGATTTGGCATTGGCATTATTTTTTTTTCTTTCTCCAGCTAAAAGGGTTAAGGTTTAATTCTTTTTCAAAGAAAGATATGCGTTCTTCCATTGCTTGTCTTTCTTTCTGTTCTTCTATCATATGTTTATCTACAAGTTCTTCAATGTTGGCAGTAGCAAGTTCCATTCCTCGCTCAAGTTCTGCAATTCTATTTGTAATTTGTAGGTATCCATAAACAATACCAGCGATAGCCACAAACAACTGACCAAGCCACTTAATGTTAATGTGAAGGGAAAAATTATCATCAATAATTCCCGTCCTGTAACTCCTAGCTGTTTTTGGCTTTTCATTCACTTCTTTTGAACTGTTTCCCATTTTTCATGCCTATGACACCAGTTATCACCTACAAGTATTCCACCTTCTGCAATAGTTCTTACATACCAATGATTAACACTATCTTGGTCTGTTATAATCATAAAGTCTGTTGTAATAGAATCAGTAGGAGCTATATCTACCCCTGCAATAATCCAATTACCACTACATCCACTACAAGTAGTAATAATTACTAATAATAGAATTAAGAAAGAAATCCAACTTGCAAACACAGTTCTTTCTTTTTTACTCATGGCTTAAAATATTTATAAAAATCTTCAGGTTTCTCTGTATCTACTACAACAAAGATTGGAGATACGATACTATTACCTGTACCTGACCCACCAATAATGGCATATGCATATAAGCCATTCTGATAAGGACTCTTGATTGTATCATTGTCAAATAAATGTAAAAAACTTGTGTCGCTAAATACTGGTACAAACTGAGCCTCTAATAATTCTTCAACTTCTATTCTTCTGTTATCATTATCATCTAATAAAACACCTACATTACTAGTTCTATGTGCCTGACTTGGAAACTTACCCATGCCATATTCTTCTACTTGTTGGTTATACCACATAGTAGATGCTTTTGTAATCTTTTCTAAATTTGCTTTTGTTTGTTTAGCTTTAGCTCCCTCACCGATACGACTAAAAGCAGGAGCTGCGGTAGTAGCCAAAGTAGCCATGATAGCCATGGTAACTGCAAACTCAGCCAAAGAGTTGCCTCTATTCCCCAACCCATTCATCCTTTTGCATTTCAGCTATAGCTTCACTATGAGATAGAGCAGTAATACCACTTACTCCTTTGACTTGGTCTAGAGTTCCATCTGCTATTGCTAATTCATATTTAACAAGAACCTTTGTATTGTCTTTATTCCATCTTGGTGCGCCAAGCTTTCCATATTTAAATGCACATTCTTGCCAAGTTGGGTCTTGCAATGTAGTAGTGTCTACTTCTTGCTCTGTGTATTTATACTCTTCTTCAACTTGTGGTACAGAATGAGGCTCTAACATAAGCTTTTCAAGTAACTCAGCTTTGGTATCGCTTGATGAATAATCTACGTCACAATCGTCCATATACGCCTTTATTTCAGCTTTTGTGTTATCATCTGATGGGTAGTAATCATATTTGTCTACCATTCTTTTATCAGTCTTTTCTACATCCTTATAAGTGTACTCATTCCAAGACAATCTATCAGCAGTTTTGAGTTTGCTTGGTAGCTTACCCTCATATACTGCTTTTGTTAATATTAAATATGTATTAGTCATTTTTATGCTTTCCTTTGCCATGCTTATAATTTTTAACAACTTCTCCAGATACAGCAGTTTCGCCTTCTTCTGGTGCAGAACCATCAGATTCAAATGCAGTTAATGCTTTATTGTAAAATCTTACTTCATCAAGGCTTCCTATAAAGAATTGAGTTGTTCCTGTTCTTTTTCCAATATTTAAAACTGCGGGGTCATTATCAATAGTAGTTGGGATAGAGGAAGTATTTAATTTTACAAGAACTGTATCTACATATATTTGTACAGATGTTCCAGATGTAAATATTGCACAAACATGATGCCATTTATCATCATCATAAGTTCCACTTGTTGATGTACTACCAAAAGAACCTCCCGAATAGTAGCCTAATCGTATAGTTCCATTAACACTTTGAACACTCCAATTTCTATTACTTGTATCATCTCTGTTAATAATTTGTTGATACCCACTTCCCATATCTGGTTGTTTCATCCAAAATTCAACAGTAAAATTGCCTTGAATATCAAGTCCTTTAGTAATTGGAATACTTAAATACTCTGCTAAACCATTTCTACTAAATCTTACTACGTTACTTGTTAGATTCTTTAACGAAAATCCTAATCCATCTTTGTTAGAGTTTAATCCCTCACGAATTGTGATTGATTTTACGCTTCCATCTGTTGGATTTACTGTGCCATCGTTTGTACCAAGAAAATTTACTCCACCACTTTCTGTACCATGATTAGAGTTTGTACTTCTATCAAGTATTTTATTACTTCCTGTTAAATCTGGATTAGAGTGAGTAGGATTTAAAAGCCAATAACCAATAAGGTTTGTAGAATATGAAACGCTTAAATCTGTATTTCTACGACCAAGATTGTAGATACCAAGTATATCACTTGGCTCTAATGCTGAATTATAAACTGCACATTGACTTATTTGACCATTAAAATATAAATCATTTTGCGAGGGATTTCTTCTGCCAATAACTAATGCACTATTTGTAAAGTTAATTGCTTCTGAATCGTTTACAGTAGTTTTTGTACCCTTAAGTACACCATTTACATATAATTTAATAGTTGTATTTCCATCATAGGTTACTGCACCATAATACCAAGTTCCTGTAGTAAAAGTAGTTCCAGAGCTTACTTGAAAATCGTTAGCACCTATTCCATTATTCCAAGCAAGTTTATTAGTATTATATACAAGAAATGTATTCCTTGTATTTGCCCCACTTCCCCCACTTGCCATAAGTGTTTGATGATTACCTAAAACATTTAAATTAAACCAACACATCATTGTAAAAGCATTAGTACCGCTTATTCCAATATTACTTCCAGTTGTTATTCTATCATCAGTCCCATCAAATCCTATTGCTTGTATATCACTTCTATCAGTCCATGTAGTTATACCATCGTTTCTCCAATAACCAAGTAAGTTATCTTTTTTACTGCTTGTAGTTGCATCGAGTGCGATTCCATCGTTGAATAGTTCTTGTACTTGAGTAGAGTCAAAAACAGTATTAAACATTGACACATCATCTATTAATCCATCGTGTGAAAACGCATCAGAATAATATCTTCCTATTATAAATGGTAAAACTGCTAAATCTAAAACATCAGAGGCTGGAAAATTTGTTG